CAGACTTATGTCTGCCCTTGTTACAGGTGCCCAGTAACCCAACTTATACATGAATAATAAAAAATTACAAAAATATAATAATTTCTTAAATGTCACCTATAAGTGGCTAGCTGTATCCTTAGGATGCAGTGACGATCTTCATCTTATATTAGATATTCATCAGAAGTATATACGTATCTTTAAGACACGTGGTAAAACTGAAGCTATAAAGTATTTAAAAACTTTACGTGCAGACGTTTACAAACTTCTCAGTTTGTCCTCTGATGGTAAATTCTATAATGAGAAAAGAATACTTATCCACAAAGACTTGTTGTTCTTAAAGAAAAGAGAGGCAGGTTTCGGAGTACCTTTTTTGAAGCTACTCCTAACGATGCTTTCCTCTTCTCGAACGATAAGGACTAGTGTCTCAGCTGATATCAATTCTATTATTGGGCCTTCTAAATTAAAGAAGTACCCCTTTACTAGAAGAGATTTCTCTGAGTTCTGGTCTGCTTTGGGATATGCAAGGGATCATAATGTAGATCATCAAGTTCCTAATTCTATTCGTTTTAAGTCATATCATAAGACGACGAAAGCAGGTCCTAATGGTCATGCACTGATGAATAGCTTGGATGATTTAGCATCACTAATGAATGATCACCCCTCAGTTTTAGGGGATATTATCTTTATTGGTGGTATTAAGCTCCAAACTAACATCATATGTGCACTACATTACTTAGGTCCAATCTTAAAGTATATTGAGTCTCATCCTTTATATAAGCCTATTAAAGATAGGATTATACGTAAGGTTGTTTCCTTCCCTGATAAGGAGGGAAAGACTCGGGTTGTTGCGATATTTGATTATTATTCTCAAACATCTCTGCGCCCTCTTCATAACTACCTATTTAAGGTAATTAGAAAGATACCTCAAGATTATACCTTTGATCAAACCGGGTTCTTGAATACAATTGGTAATCAAGAAATCTATTATAGTATAGACCTTACGGCCTTTACAGATAGATTCCCAGTATTAATCAATCGGGACTTACTAGCCTCGCGTTTTGGTATTCATTATGCCAATTCGTGGATGCAGATAATGACACAGCCATTATTTTATAATGGTGAGTTCATATCATATTCTACAGGCAATCCAATGGGTGCATATTCCTCGTGGAACTCTACATCCCTTTCACATCATTTTATTGTGTGGAAGAGTTGTAAGAACCTAGGAATTGATTGGTCTACGCTTCCCTATGCTTTGCTCGGTGATGACATTGTTATCTGTCATAAACGAGTAGCACTAGAGTACTGTAGATTGATCCGCACTATTGGTGTCCAGTGGAATATGAGTAAGACCCATGTATCTCCCCATTTCTTTGAATTTGCTAAACGAATTTATTGGAATGGTCATGATTTAACACCTTTCCCTGTATCCGGCTTCTTTGAAGAACATCACACAG